CGGTAATATAGATTCCTATAACCTAGCCCCTTTGCCACCTCTACCAGTAGTTACTGAAATAAATAATGTAAATGTAGCTACTCCTACTCCCCAACAAATAGAACAAACTAGACAGAAAGAAGCAGCAACAAGGCAACAAGCTCAAGAAAATACTCAACTTCAACAAGTTGATCCTACTATAGTAGAACAAAGTACTCCTGAAGAATTAAAACCTAAAGGTAAAGCTAAACTAGGACAACGTATTTTGAATTTAGGTAAGAAAATTCTTAAAACAATTTTACCTAAACTTAAATCTATGCTTCAACAATATGCTATAGCCCAATTTGAAATAGCTAAAGCTGAGGCTACTACCCCAGAACAAATAGAGCAGATAAAACAACAATATTGCCCAACACCTGAAGCATTAGCTAATTTAATTTTAACTAGAGATAATATTGTAAACCAATTAAATAGTATAGGAAATCAATTAGGAGTTTTAGATTTTAGTATAGGAGCTATACAGGATGTAACAAATTCTTTAAGTCAGTTAACTACTATAGTAGAAGCAGTTAAAATAGGAGTATCAGCCGCTTCTAAAGCTATTCCTTTTGGTTTACCTGGAGCTATTCCTGCTATATTAAATGATTTAGAAACTCTTGATGATAAATTAATTCCTTTTTTAGAAAAAAATCAAGGATCATTAAATGCTACTCCTGTTCCTTTTGCTATAGTTATTTCAACTATTAATAAAGTAGTTAGAACTTTAGGTCAATTAGATATTTTAATTAATTTTTGTGCACCAAACTCACAAGTAGTTCCTATATCGAATACTGTTAAAACCTTTTCAGAAATTCAAACACGTTCTGATATAAACAGTGGTAGTTATAAAGGATTTGTTTTAAAAATAGAAGAAGTACCTTATACAGCTACTGTAACTCGTAGAAAAGCTGTTGCTTTAAATACAAGTGGGATTAAATTATTAGAAACACCCCTATCATTTACAACAAATAACCAAACCCTACTCGGTGAACTTAAATTTATAATTGATCGAGATAATTTAAAAGCTAATTAATTTTAATATTTATAACAGATGAAACCCAGTGAATTAAAATCATTTATTAAAGAAGCCGTTAGAGAAGCTATCCAAGAGGAATTAAAAGATATCCTTTTGGAAGCGGTCCGTGCTCCTAAATTACCAATTCAGGAAACTTATCAAATGTCTCCTGTAACATCTAACACAAACACAACTCAAACCCCACTAAAACCCACAACTGAAAGAAAAGCTATGATGGAAAGTATTATGGGAGATATGAGAAGAGGACAAGATACTCTTTCATTCAATTCAGCTGATGCCAGAGGGGCCGGTATAAACCAAACAACCCTACAAGTAGCTCCAGGTATGAACACATCCGGGGAAGGGTCGGCCTTACCATCAGGTAATGTTGGTCTAGATATGATTATGGGCTTAATGGGTAAGAAATAAAATGGCATTCGGAGCACAAAAGATATTTCCAATTGATACTAAGCCAGGAACGGCTGTTGGTGTGGCTATACCTTTTGATGCTCCTGGAGTGTTTTATTCTACATACACAACCCAAAAGGCAATCAAAAATAACTTAATTAACTTTTTTTTAACCGAACCTGGTGAAGTATACCTTAATCCAACATTTGGAGGTGGTTTAAGAAGTTTTATTTTTGAACAAATTACTTCAAATAATCTTGATAGTTTAAAAGAAGATGTACAGTCTAAACTAACTCGTTATTTCCCTAACGTAATAGTAAGAAATTTAGAAGTACTTCAAAATTCCGATATTAACACTATAACTGTATCTTTAACTTATAATATTGCAGATACAGCTATATCAGATGAAATTCAAATAGCATTCAACTAATGGCTGTAAGACGCAATATACAATATATAAACAAGGATTTTACCGAGTTAAGAGCAAGTTTAATTAACTATGCTCGCACGTATTTCCCCACAACCTATAACGACTTTTCCCCAGCATCACCTGGTATAATGTTTATGGAGATGGCCTCATATGTAGGTGATGTTTTATCTTTTTATTTAGATAATCAAATTCAAGAAACATACTTACAGTATGCTCGCCAAACTAATAATTTGTATGAGTTAGCTTATATGTTTAGTTATAAGCCAAACGTAACACAAGTTGCTACAGTTGATCTTGAATTTTATCAACAAGTACCAGCTGTAGGAGTTTTCTCATATGCCCCCGATTTTAATTATACTTTATTTATCCCGGCTAATACAACTGTAGCTTCAACTTTTTCAGGAAGTGTTCCTTTTATAATTGAAGACCCGGTTGATTTTAGTGTTTCTTCTTCAGGAGATCCTACTGAGGTTACAATATATAAAGTTGATCCTTCAACTAATATTCCTACTTTTTATTTATTAAGAAAAACTCGTAAAGCTATATCTTCTACTATTAGTACTACAACTTTTACTTTTGGTTTACCTGAACAATTTGCTACTGTAGAAATTACAGCTAATAATATTGTAGGTATTTTAGATATTAAAGATTCTGATGGTAATACTTGGTATGAAGTAGATTATTTAGCTCAAGACACAGTATTTGACTCTATCAAAAACACTAACGTAAACGATCCTAATTTATCACAATATCAAGGTGATACTCCTTATCTTTTGCAGTTAAAACAAGTACAAAGAAGATTTGTTTCTCGTTTTTTAGATAGTACTACTCTTCAATTACAATTTGGAGCAGGTACAGCCAACGATACAGATGAAGAAATTTTACCCAACCCCGATAATGTTGGTTTAGGTTTACCATTTGAGGTAGATAAGCTTACAACTGCTTTTTCTCCTTCTAATTTTACTTTTACTCGAAATTATGGAATTGCCCCCTCTAATACTACTTTAACAGTAAGATATTTAACTGGGGGTGGGGTAGGTGCTAATGTACCTGCTAATACGATTAATACTATTTCAGGTAACGTTACTTTTGTAAATAACTTACCTAATAATGTTGCCGCCACTGCAAATGTTATCTTTAACTCTTTAGTAGCTAATAATTTAGAAGCAGCAGATGGTGGTGGAGATGGAGATTCAACCGAGGAATTAAGACAAAATGCCTCAGCAAATTTTGCAACACAATTGCGTAACGTAACCCAAGATGACTATTTAGTTAGAGCACTCTCTTTACCAGCTAAATACGGAGTAATAGCTAAGGCATATATTGAACCCACTAAAGCACAATCAATAGCCTCGGGAGCAGCAGCTTCTATACTTGATTTATATGTCCTTTCTTTTGATAATACCTCTAAGCTAAGAACCGCTTCAGTAGCTCTTAAACAAAACTTATCTACCTATCTTTCTCAATATAGAATGGTAAACGATTCTATTAGTATTAAAGATGCGTTTATAATTAATATTGGAGTTAATTTTGATATAATTGTTTTGCCTAACTTTAATTCAAATGAAGTACTTACTAAATGTATTTTAGCTTTACAAGACTTTTTTGCTATTAAAAACTGGCAGATTAATGAACCTATTGTACTAAGAGATTTATATATTCTTTTAGATGCTATTGAAGGAGTTCAAACTGTTAAAATAGTAACTATATCAAATAAAGTAGGAACAGCTCTAGGATATTCACAATATGCATATGATACAGGAGGAGCTACAGTTAGTGGGGTAGTTTACCCTTCAATAGATCCTATGATTTTTGAAGTAAAAGATCTCAATACTGATATTCAGGGTAGAGTAGTAACACTATAAGATAATGGCAGTATATAAAATTTTCCCAGAAAAAGATGCTACAATGTATTCTCTGTTCCCACAGATGAATACGGGATTAGACGAAATATTGGATATATCTAATTTAAATTTTGCAGTTAACACTAATGCTCAAGTTGCTAGATATTTAGTAAAGTTTGATCAAGACGAAATTAATAGTGTATTTAATACCTATGTAAGTAATTCTGCTTGGAATGCTACTTTTAAATGTTTTATAGCTACTGCTCAAAGCATTAACGTTGATTATGAAGCTTATGTATATG